CCTTAACATCAGTAACCCAAGGATGCTGCGCGACCTGTGTCTCTTTACTGAGGATGCCCTCGCTATTTTTGACGTTGTTAATAATGGCCGACTCATCAATAGGCATATCGCGATTGAAAATAAACTCTACATTCTCACCGCTGTAATCGACCCCTGTGCTGTTGTATAGGTGTGTATCGATAAACCACCTTAACTGCTCTAGTGACGCCTGAAACTCCGTCTCTAGCATTCCAGCGTCCAAGTCAAGGTCAGAGTACAGAAATCGCAATGCAACGCCGCTAGGAGCACTACCGAAGTTAGCTGCTTGGGTGTCTACACCTCGACCAAACTCGTAAATATCCTTACGGTTGTTTTCCTGGTGATTCTTGTATGCCTCTGTGTTCATGTTGATGTCCACTGTCTCAATGCCGCCATCATCTGCAACAAATGCAGTGCGGTAGGTGGAGATGTTCTTCCTAAACTCGCCCGGTTCGGTGCCGTTGTAGTTCTTCACAACATAGATGCTATCTGGCAAGTCCTCAAGATTGTTGCTGTTGTCACTCTTATTGCGATCGTAGTCGTCAACGAGCGTCTTGATCAACTCTACTAGCGGCTGCTCTTCTTCGTTGTATTTAAACGGGATGAACGGGATTCGCTCCCAGTTCATGGCTTGCTCCTTATTACCACTGATAACAGTGAAGTGCGATCCTTCAGCGCCTGTCTCGACATCAGGAACCAATCCACTGCCGCCAGTTGTATACCTGCGAACGCCGTTTGTGTCCCACCATTCTATCTTTTTGACCGTGGTGCGCTTAAGGCCTTCATAGATCTCGACCTCATACACGCGTATGACCGCGTCAAGGACCGTGTGAGCCTCATCTCGCCAGAGTGGTATGATCTCCTCAGACTTCATCTTTTTGAAGCTCAGAACGCCGTCATCGTCGTAGTACACGAACAGCCAAGCGATTCCCTTATTGATCGACTCTTTGCCAATAGCCTGCAGCCGACGCAGCATAGATTTATCGAACACGGTTGTTAGCTCGTCGTGGTACTTCTCATTGTCCGTTTGGATGCTCATCGGCTTACCAAGCAGATACCCAGCCTTTTGATCTACAAGCTTTCGGACAAACCCATTAGCAAGCCTATTATTAGCTAGATTACCGACGATCTCTTTAGCTCCCGTAGCTCCGATAGCAGTACGAGTGCGCTTAAGTATGTCCGTCTTATTGCGGTAGTATTGATCTCCAATAAGCATCTGCTTTCGCTTTTCGGAGTTTTGCCATTCACTCGTCTCTAGGCTAATGATTTGCTCCAATGTAGCGGCAGACATAGCACCTTCACGCAGTATGCGTTCGATGTTTTGCATTTCGCCATTCAATGCAAAAAACATTGGTTTCCTCCTCTCTAGTCGATATCAGGGAAGTATACGCCACCCTTACGCTTGACGACCGTATTCACAAAATAACGGTCCGCGTCCAGTTGGTGATCATTCTCTTTGATCGGCTTATCCTCGCCGCGCTGCTGAGCCTTTGTATCCCATGAGTAAGAGGAGAACTCCCGAAAGGTCTCCTTACATACATCGTTGTATTTGATTAAGCCTTCCACAAGAGCTGAGGCAACGTTCCGTATGCCGTCTATCACTTCGTTCTTGGCCGGGATCACTCGCGCAATGCCGCGTTTCTTTATAGCCGCAATAAAAGAAGCTGCCGAAGGGTCAACGATCACACCCATCAAGTGCAGCTTACCGATAAAAGCTATAAGGTCGTCGCAGTACTCTTCGTCTGTCTTCTGCCGGCTTCTAGCTCTGCCATCATAGTGGTACTCCTTGACCTTATACCACACGCCCTTACACTCGCCCCATAAGCCGAATGTAGTAGGGTTTTGAGTGCCGTAGTCACAACTTACATAATACTTCGTGTACGCCCGATCTACTGTAGGTTCTATGTGTTGTTCACGGTCAAACATATCGTAAACAATGCCTTCTGCCATAACCCACAAGCCAAGGATGTACCGTTTAAAGAACACACCGCTAAACATACGCCTGAAACGATTCTTGACCTTCTCAGACAGCGATAGGTTATCATCCATCGTGAAGTGCAGGACAAGAGCCATCTTTTCATGAGCCTTATCGATAAACTCTGTTTTGAACCAATGATATGGACCAGCTGGGTTGCAGTTGAAGAATAGTTTCGCGCCCTGGTCCCCAGTCTCAGCTGAGCAACGACCTATAGTCTGGTCTACGAACGACTGAGGAAATAGAGCGACCTCATCCAAGTAAGCACCAGCTGCTGTTAATCCTTGTAGCGTGTCCTGGCTGCTTTCGTTGCTGGCACCGAATAGATAGTAAGTGTTCGTACCTATCGTGATGTTCGGATTCTCTGATCGCTGGTAAATGTACTCTATTCCTTTGGAACGCAGTATTTGGAACATCGGTTCTATAACGTTCCGTTTCAACGCTCCCATCGTTCGACCAGCAACAATGAAGTTTTGATGTGTATGCTTAGCCAGCGACCATGTAATGAATGAGTCAATACAAGCAATTGTCTTGCCCGAACGAATAGCGCCCTCAGCAATCACCATGTCGTAATTATGATACGGGCTGTTGTTGGTCCACCACATGAGTAGCTTCTTTTGCTTTGAACTGAACGGCTTGAACTTGAACGTGGAAGTCTGTTTAATCTTCCTCATTCGAATTCACCTCTGCCGCAAAGACTTCTGCTGCTTGAGCATTTAGAGCTTCCTCATAACCTGATCCCTGTTCATGCGGATCAGCATCCGGTTCTTGCTCCATCGCCTTAAGCTCTAGCTTCGCTTTAGCAACCTTCACGCGCTGTTCCTCTGTCATAAGACCAAAGTATTTGTCCAAGCGCTCCAGAGCCTTCATGCGGTCTGCCAACTTGATAGATACGCCGTCCTTACCCTTCTTAACTTCGCTAATGATCGTCCCATCCACTTGCTCGGATGACATGAACTCGACATAACTAACACGGTATGTCTTAGGCGTTCCATCCTCGTTCAACACTGGTTCGCCTTCTTCATCAAGCTCAGAAACATCCCTGCTGCCAAAGGATACGAAATCACCCATATCAGCAAAGGCAATGTCCATATACTTTTGAACGATTGCTTGAGCTGATAACAAGGAGTCAGCAAACACCTCATCCCGCGCTTTCTGTATCTCAGCCCTTATGCGTGGCTTTGCTAGGTTCTTACATCCCTCTGTGCGAGCCGTCTCATAATCAGCCCCATAAGCCTTCTGATAGGCTTTGGTAGCATTCCAATACTTCAGGTAATAAGCGATGAAGAGACGTTGTTTGTCTGTGAAACCATCTCCGGCAATTTCCTTTAATACTACTGGCTTGATGCGTTCCGTTTTTGATTTAGAACGTTCCTTTGCTTTCGGAGCGTTCCGTTTGTTTGATTGGAGCGTTCCATTCACGTTCCATTTATCTTTAGACTTCCATCCCCTAACAGTGCCTGGAGATACATCCAACTGAGCAGCGATCTCTACTAGATCAATCTCGCCGCCGCTGGCTTTCCAAATTTTAAACGCCTTATCACGATTAGGATCTCTTGCTCTTGGCATCTACATTATCACCACCCCCGACTAGATTTGCTAAAAAAGAAAAAAGCCACTCGCATTTGAGTGACCTGTGAATGAGTTATTGTTTACATTTACTCTGTTATATACTTTAGAGCTCCAATGTTACAGAGGTGGTGTATTAATACCTTGGGGCTCGACGACAGCAAAATAAAAAGCCGCCCGTATGAGCGACTATAGAAGGGAAACATTTCTAAAGTTTACAAATAATATTAATAAATGTGTTTACACTGGTAAATACATATGGTATAATTAAAGTATAAAGGAGGTGAACAAGATGCGAAAAACGAGGAAAGAAGAACGCCGCGAAGAGAGAGTAGCGAATAAGTTGTTAATGGGCGCAACCATCGGACTTATCGCTCAAATTCTCTCAATAATCGCCATAGTGCTTAACTGGTTACTTAGTTAAGACACTGACCCTGATGGGAGCCGCACAGCGGCTTCCTGACGGGCAAGCGAAATACAAAATGCGGACGTTCTTCTTTCTCTCAAGTATACCACAAAGTAAAGGAGCCGATAACATGAGTATTGATAAAAAGCTGAGACTCGCGATGATTATCAGCACCGTCTCAATTGCCCTTAGTCTCATATCCACCGTGCTTGCTGTTACTTTGCTCATAAAGGGATGAACTACATGTATAATTTTGAGTCAAAAGATGACTTGATAACTTGGCTAGATCGGGAAGTCATCGGCAGTAAAGAAGCCATTGAAATACTTGAATGTAGTCGCCAAAACCTTCATAGCTTCGTTAAACGCGGGAAGCTGGTTCCGATCAAGGAGACGGCTAGCGAGCGGCTGTTTCTCCGCTCAGATGTCCTAGAGCGCAAAGAAGAAGCGAGCCGGTATAACCGGAATCCAAATGTAAAAAATTAATTATTATCACAAAAACCGCCTGCCGCTTTTATCAACGGTAAGGCGGTTTATTTTTTATATATACTTCCATCTATTCC